TTGTCCTGACGCTAATTCATCTAAAGGCATCTTACCTCTTTCTTTGTCTGCATAAAATATTTGTTCTTGCAACTCTCTAGATAATTTAGAAAAGTCTGGATTGTCACTATTAACTCTATTCAATTCTTCTTTAAATTCTTGTGGTATTTCCTGACCATAGTGTTCATAAAATTGTTTGTATCTTGTTAACGCAGTCTTAGAAGCACCGCTACCTTTAGCTCCACCCATTGCATTTTCTGATACTTCGTACTGAAATAAACCTCTTCCAGGACCTTTAGTTTGATTGGTATCTCTTTGTTTTTGCACCGCATCAAATCTATTATTAGATTCTATTTGTGCAACTTCTTCTCCGTGCATACGCAATACTTGTGCGTGCTGCTCTCCTCTATTTTCTGATATAATATCTAATACATTCATTCTGTTATCCCCAATAAATTATTTAATCTTATTTCCCCTCGTTTTGCTGTAATCTCATTCATACTTCTACCTGTTTGAAATCCTGTAACTCCAGCAGCCATAGTAGTTGCATTAACCGCTTCTTGATTTGGTAAAGCTTTTGGCATCACATTTCTAAAATTTACTCCAGTACTTTCTGCAAAAGCAGGTGTAGTGTAATTACCATTTAAACTCAATCCAGTATCTATAGTGTTTGCTAAAAATAAATCTGCTGTACCACTATACAATAATTGTTCATTAGCTATGTTATTGTCTTCTGTAGTAAGTCCTTGATTTTTTAATCTTATAGGAGCTTTTCCAGAAGGTGCATCTGGTCTCTTTGGAGCAGCACCCATATACATGTCATCTAAAAATTCATCAGAGCTTGGTAAGTTACCTACAAAAGGTTTTACTGGTCTCATAGGTGCTCTAACATCTACTCCAACTTCATCTATTTGCAAATCTCCTGCTAAATCTTCCTGTCTAGCTGGGTCAGCTCCACTTAATCCCATTGTTCCTTGAACGTCTGGTCTATCAGGAGCACTATCAAATACTTTTTTAGTCAAGTCTACGCTTTCTACCTTTCCTGTGTCAGGGTTATATAGCTCCATTTCTTTTGCTATAGTAGGGTCTGTTTTTCTTTTCTCTGCAAAATAACTTTGTGAATATTCTTTACTATAAGGACCAAAAGCTGTTGCACCTATTTTTTGTAGTAATCCACCTTTTTGTGCATAGTCTCCTGACATAAACTTATCTTGAAAACTTCCTACGCCTTTTTCTAAAGCATATGTAGCTTCATCGAATGACTGTGCTGCTAATGCACCTGCTGTTAAATCTTGAGCTAATCCAGAGCCACTATCTGCTTTCTTCTTAAAAATATCTGCTGACTCAGCACCTAACTGTGCTAATATTAATTGTTCTTGTGATGCCATGCTACCTTACCTCCTGAAGTTGCGTCTTCATCCATCTACCATCTACTTTAATATATAGGTAATTATCATTACCTTCTTTTACTACCTTTCTATCACCATTAACCCCTTGTGAGTTTGTAGGTATGTTTCTATCTACCTTAATCGGTGTTTCATATTGCTGCTTTGTTTCCTCAATATCTTGAGTATTGTCTTTAATAGTATGTATTCTATCTAAAATTCTTTTTACTTTTTGTTTACCAAATGTCATCGCACTACCTTATCTCTGTATACAATCTGTATATCATTTACTTCAAAATCGGCGTTTACAACCCCTGTACTCTTCAATGCTATACCAAAGCTCACTAAGTTCTTAAAAGTGTCAGGAACAGCTATTTTAAGCGTTTTTAGACTACTTGTAGCATTGTCAAGTGTGCTTATATCAGTTAATGCTACTGGTGTATTATCTCTTTTTGTACCAAACCCTTGTAATGTAATGTTAGAAGTTTGTTTGCAGTTTACATAAATAGTATTAATGTTTTTGTTAACCATAGGTGTGCCAAAGTCAAACTCTTTAGATTGCATAATAACACCAGTCTTTGTAAAGCTAAATGGAGTATTGCTCCATTTTACAAGCTTCGCATCACTTGATTGTATTTCTACCCAATTAATATCACCATTATTTCTAGTAATTAAATTAGTAATATCATTAGTACTTGTTACATCACCAGTCATCCAAGACTGAGATTTCAAATCAAACATCAATACATTGTTAGTAGATTGATTATTGGTAATATATAGTTGTTTTGTTTTTGGTATAAATCCTATCACATTGTTATCATGATAATAGTTAGATTCCCAATCATCAAAGAATGGTTGTCCATTGTCATTCAAATGGATATCTAATATTCTATTACCATCATATATGTAAACACCATACTTATTAAACCAAGCTACAAATCCTTCTGCTTCTATAACATGGTATTCTTTCTCACACCCTTTATATTCAAAAGTTGCTTCTAAAAACTCAATACCTCTTGATACATTAATAATAAATAAATTTTGTTTTTTAAATTGTAGTAACTTATTACCAGTTGTAGATAAGTTTACAATGCTATCTCCGTCTTCTACTTCTACATCAATAAAACTTTCTTCTTCAAAGTAATCAAACTCATTAGGTTTAGATTTTAATACTCTATCTGACTTTGTAACTAACTCGTGTTTATCGTTATAGTATTGAACATTTCCAGCATATACTCTTCTATTTAATATTGTAGATGTTTTAAATCCTGTATTAGCTTCACCAATTACAGAAGGTGCGTCTATAATATAAGGCTCTACTGTAGGTAAACTAAATATATCTTCTCCTATTGCATACGCATCAGAACCTGCAGAATAAAAATTGAATGGATATACAAATTGTCTTTCATATACGTTAATAGGACTAGTAGAAACTAAAACTTCGTCTGTTCCAAAAGGTTTATAACTATCTTCTCCAGCTAAACGTATTCCTTCTTCAAAATCTACTTCACAAAATAAATATCTAGCACCAACAGAACCTTCTTCAATGGTAGTATTAGCTCCATCAGCTTCAACAAAATCTTCTATAATACCCCAATATATTTTAAATCCTGCATAATTAGCTTCTTTTTGTCCCATTCTTCCAACAAATCCAAAATGTAATACTTGTGTTATTTCATCTGCAGATAAGTTTTGAGGAGCATAGCCTATGTATGCAGCAGGAGATTCTTGAATAGACCCATTAAAATCTTTATATACTTTTGAACACCAAAAACCATATCGTTTATTTTTATCTATAAGAATATCTGACTCACTATTTTCAGTAGATTTATTTACAAAATATGGAATAAAAGCCATAGAACCTTCACCGTTATCTGTGTATGCATCTATTGGAGCAGCATCAAAATTATCCCAGTTATCTAGTTCTTGTTCAAGATTTGCAAAAGTAAAATTCCATCGGTTTTCTTGAGCAGAACTACTTCCTAAATTACCTACTCTTACACTACTAGGTATATAAACTTCAGAACCCTCGCTAGGATGAAAGTTTGGTTCACCATCAGTTTCTATATGACTATTCAATGTATCAACATTATAATTATAACTATTATTGTTAGAATCTTTTCTACCTCTTAATGGTGCTATATATAAATCTGTTGCACTATAATCACCAGCTTGAGTTGCATTAACTTTAACAGCTCCTCCTGAACCTAGCTTTCTATCGTATTTATAATATGTAAATAACTTAGGAGTATTACCAGCATTTCCATAATGTGGTACTACTCTAACACCACCATCAATATTATACATTTCTAATCTAGAAGAAGTGCTACCATAATCAATAGTATCTGATTCTAAATCTGTGTTAGTAACATCAAATATTTCTATTTCTGAATTAGCAGTGTCATTAATAAATAAATATTCTGTTTCATTAATAGAAGCTGGACTACCTAAGTTTCTATCAAAGTTTGTATGCAATAATCCATTACCATAGTTTACAGAATCAATAGCATTTAATTCAGTAGTTGTAACATTAGATTCATAACCAATAACTTTTAACTTCCCTGGTACTTCATTGCTAAGATTTGATAATACTTGTAATTCATTATCAGCTAAATCCCTAGGATTAGTATTATTGTTTACTCCTCCGCTGAAGTTACTTACGTTTATAGCTTTTTTTGGCATTCTTCTTTCTCTTCTTTTTTTTGTTATACAGCCTTCTAGTGCTGTTAGTAGAAACTCCTTTAGACTTTCCCCCGATAGATTTACTTGTTACCGTCAATTAACTCACCCCATAAGGTTGTTTTACCATCAGTTATCTCTACTACTTCTACTTTAAACTCACCATTGTCAAACCAATCAACAATAGCAAATGCGTGACCCCAGTTATGTAGTCTACCCTTTAACCACTTGTTATTCTCATGTGACATATCTTTTAAACATCCCATAGACCAAGCACCAATGTTGCCATCAAACTTTGTCATAGTATGTCGTTGTATGTCGTGGGTATGTCCATACATAACATTCTCACCATACGACTCTAAATGTTTCTTAGCATGATACGTAGTCGCATACGCACCATGAAAGAATACCAACTTACCTACTTGGATTGGTAAGTTGTATTCTGTGTATTTGTATCCTCTTTCTTTGATTTTACATGCTTTAAAAAAACTGTAATCACTAAGATAAGGGTACTTACTAGAAAAATTATCCAACCAGAGGTCGTGGTTACCTTGGAGTAAATACTTTTCTTTACATCCAACTTTTTTAAGTACTTCATCCCACTCGTCTAATCCTTCATTTACTAGTCTTATATCTTCATCTACTAAAGGTAATTGAAACTCTAAAGGTGGTAGTTTTTTATCTTTGTACTTCCAAGCAGAACAAGATTCCCATTCTCCAACATCTCCCAGGTTTACAAACACCTTGGGTTTAACTTTGAGTATTGCCTTCTTAACACATTCTACTGCAGCTCTATCCTCTAATGGATAATGCTGGTCAGGTATTACGATACCACGTTTTTTAAGTTTCAATGAAACCTCCTATTATTTAAGTGCTTTTTTAATTTCTGCAAACAACTTGTCGTCTAATTTATTTGAAGACTTAGATACTAAGTGTTCTCCTAAATGTAATACGATAGCTTTCAATACTTTTTCAGTACCTAGTTTTGCAAGTAACTTTCCTAAAATCGGTCCCATTATTTTACCTCACAATCTTTTTCGCAAGCTTCAAGGCCTTTTATGTATCCTTGGTGCTCAATAATCATTTGTTTAACTTCAGCTAATCTTTCGTTAGCTCCTTGTAATTCCTGAACAAGTGCATTATGTTGTTCAACCATAGATTCCATCTTGGTTTGTGCTTCTTGTTTTAGGTCTACTTTTTTTTCTTTTGCCATTTTACTGGTCTCCTTGTTTTATTATCTATAAGCTTTTGTTTTCTTAGCTACCTTCTTTGGTTGCTTAGAATGTTGCTTTCCTTTTTTAGTATCTTTTCTTTTTTTACGTGTAGTAGCTGCATACTCTGCATCACTTAATGCTTTAATTGCAGCATCAGGTAAATAACGTTCACCAGT